AATTCGGTCTGTGACTCAAACATGTCTAATTGCTTTTCTTCTGTAGTTTTACTACCAATCAAAGTATCAGCAATAGTGCGAAGAATTTCCACTTGTTCTTCTATTTTTGCTTGTATTGTACCAGGTTCTCCAGTTTCTGGTGAAACCATTTCTAATTTTCCTTCTGCTACTGTATTATCCAATATACTAGACAATTTAGTAGTGGAAAACATATCCATTTGATTTTTATCTGTTATCTGCTGAATGTTGCTTATATCACTTTGTAAATTGGTGTTAACACTAGTTGTGTCAATTCCTGGTTGAAATAAACTTAATTGACCTTCACCTGCGGCAGACGATTTCGATTTCTTTTCTCGTTCTATTTTAGCTATGGTGGCTTCATCAAATCCGAGATTTTTAGATAGATGTTCTTTTTCAGCAGGTGTTAATCCTTCTGACGGTGTGTCGGCTGTACCTACCGTTGGTTCCACTGTAGCTGCTTCACCTGGGGTAGATTCTGCGGTTAAATCTCGAATTCTTGCTCCTTGTTTCTGACTTTCAACCATTTGGTCAAAAGTAGCTTCTGGAGATTTTGTGTCTTGAGCCTTACCAAAGAGTCCTTCAAAAATTCCAGAAGGAGATAATAAACTCTTACCTTGGCGTTTTAACATCCCACCAAATGATTCTCCTTCTTCTTGTTGCATAGACAATCCAGGGAAAATACGTTGAATATCACTCTTCAACATGTTTTGTATATTTTCCTTAGCGCCTAATCTTTTCTTTTCTTTGCCTGGATCTAGCTTTCTTGCTTCTTCAGCAATTTTTGTTTGTTTGTTTTTCTCTTCTTCTAATGTCTTTTTTTCTTCTTTGATTTTTTCAATTTCTTCTTGTTTTAATTTTATTTCTTCTTCTGTTAACTTTCTTTCTTCGATTTCTTTTTGTAATTTTTCTTCTGCTGTAACTATTTCAGTCTCTTTAACAACCAATTCTTTTTCTAATTTTTCCACACGAACTTCGGCAGATGCAGTTAATTTGGCAAGATAAATGCGAATTTCTTTTCTTTCTTTAGAGGTATCCTTGTCAGATTCGGCAATCTTTGCCAACTTGTCTAACATTTGTTTCAATAATTTTTCTTGTGTTTTATCCAAACCGGGTGTATCACCATCTAGAGTTAAATTTTCTAGAGCTGCGGAAACATTTCCTGACATCACTTGTGCATATTGTGTGTTGGCTGCAAGGCTGGATCTTGCATTTCCACCTACGATGGAGGATCTAATATCTTGAGCAACAGAGTCTTTAGTCATGATGGTGATACTGGTTATGAGTGATTTTTCTTGTTAGCTTTCTTTTCTAGATGTTTGTATAATAAACCAAGATACACATCTCTTTCCCACGGCATCATACGTTCAATTTCTTGTAATGAATATTTGTGTTCTTGCATTAAAATGAAATTGGTATAATAGTAGTTCATTAACGAATCATGGGAAAGAGTTAACCGAAAAAATTTACAATGTCATCCAAATTAATTCTATTCTTAGTTTCACATGCTGGACAATCAAAAAGAATTTGGTAACGAATGGCAGGCATGGTATCAAAAAATTCTTTTAATTGAACAAATTGTTGTGAAGTTAAATTATCTACAAAAGTACGGAATTCCATATCTGATGAATTGCTTCTATCATATACTTCTTCACTAGTATTAATACTTTCAATGCACTCAGCTACAACATCATAAATGTCATCAAGAGTGGCATTTTCTTGTGATAAAATTCCGAGATGACGTATTTTTGGATACATCATGGTTACTGATACATCATTGGAAAGAAAAAACTTATTCGTGTGGTTAGGTGTATGTTCAACACCAATACTACTAATATCCAAGGTTTTAGGAACTTTGTGATTACATTTTCCACATAACAAGTTGAATTCTAATTCTTCTCCTACACTTTTTCCACGTACTTGCAAAAACAAATACTGGATATCTACCATAGGATGTGTTTCACAAGATACTTTGCCATCTGTGCATGCTGTAATGGATTGCTCAAGTGCATTAAACACATCTCCTACATCTTGGCTTTCTGCTGCCATGAGTAATAACTTTTCTTCCTTCATAACAAAGGGGCGAAACTTCACTTTTTCTTTACTAACAGGTAACGTCACATCAAACATTGGTAAATGATTTAATTTCATCCTATTCTCCATGATTTATAGGCAAAACTTACAGTAAAACGTAATAATCCCGGATTTCCGTATGCGACAGAAAGTGGGCTCATACTTTTGGGGAATGCTTCTTCAAGAAACACTGAATATCTAGTATGTTCACGATATTCAGATTGTCCTTCTTTCACCTCTAATGCAACTAAAGGACCTTCGTGAAGTGCAATGATTTGAACACCGCCAATGATGTTCACATACTCATTCACTTCACGATTGTCATTGACAATTGTTTTCATCCATTTATCAAAATATTTTCTTACATCCCAGGAACCGTCCACAAGAAATGTGAACATTGCATTTTCGCCGCCATAATCAATAGTGGAGGGACGCTGGATGTTTAGATTATGCAATCTAGCTGTTCGGGTACCAATAGTTAATCCAGGTATAGATGCCTCTTCACATAATAGTGAAATGTCCTTTTCATCCAAAGTTGAACCAATTCTAGGACCGAAAATATTTACTTGAAATTTTTCTATACGGGCTAATCCTTTTCTCCGAACTAAACCTATGAAATCTTGAACACTAGCCATCTATTATTTCCTCGGATCTTTGAAAAACTGTTGTCTTAGTTGCATTTTGGAAAGTTTCAATCGGCAAAAGAATTGCAGCTTTCCAATCTTCTGGATTGATTTTTAAAAATCGTGAACGAACAAACGGCAGATTATAACGTTTTACACAAGGTCTAACTTCAGGAAATCTACCAACATTTTTAATAATATTCCATGTCATTCGTAATCTGGTTGCATCAGATAAAGTTGGTGTATCAGCTAGTTTAGTCAATCTTCCAAGCAGTTTCATTCTTAGTAACGGGGGAAGATAATGTAAGTTCAATCCTAAAAATCCCCCTTTCACAACACGAAATGGAATCACCAAGGGGAACATATCATAATATGGTAGTTTATTTTTGTTTTCAGGATCATACATGAATAAGTACATGTCTCCCCAACGAACAGTGGAAACTAACTCCCCTATAGGAGAAGTTAATGCTGTTCGGGGCTTGATTTTATTCAAACCTAACTCACGAATCCGTTTCATGTACCACTGATAGGATTTTACTGTATTTCCTTGACCAGTTTCTGAACGAATTGTAGCGAAAGGATTTTCTTTTAGCATAATGGTAAAATTGGGGACTTGACTACTACTTGACAACTGTTAGATTCCCTATGTTAGGGATGACTAAGTAATACTGTATACTATTTATGTGTTCTTCATAAGTCCTAAATCTTTCTCTGTGATAAGCATAAACTCCCAGCCATAAGTCTTTGCTACAGCACGTGCTGCTTCCCATTTCGCATTATTAACGGCCCATTGTTTCACTTCGGAAATGAAACGTTGGGTTTTCTTTTTTGGGATGACAGGTTCTTGTGTGAACCGCCAGGGCTTCACCTCTATGAGATATTTTTTTATCTCTCCATTTTTATTTCTTACTTTGATGAAGAAATCCACAAAATAGCGATGCATTTTTCCATCTGCGGGGCTAAAATACGGGATAACGATTTCTTCACTCCCCCATTGTAGCACACTCTCATTATAATCACACCATTTCATGAATCGTAGTTCATAACTGGATCTATAGACAATTTTTGTATAATCACCCAGATATTTCTGAGGATTCTTCGGAGGATACATTCCCCGATAGGTATCTTTCGTATAAGCCATATAAATATCATAGTAAACGTTTCATATAAGGATATTTAGATGTCTCAACTTCCGTTATCAACTCGTGGGTCTGTACCATTTCTTCGTGAAAGTAACAGTACGGTTCCTAGAGAAACTGGAGGAAATGATACTGAACGAACACCAGCGGATATTTCGCAATATTATCAATCTCGCCGCTCTGGCTTACAGGCGTTTTCTTACCCACGCGGCATTGGTACAAGTGCGGAACATCCTCATTGGTTGCAAATTAAAATACATGTGAATAGCTCCAATCCATTAATAGGAGCAACCGGATTAGGTAATGCTAGTGGCACGTTCGTTCCTCCTGAAGTGAATCAAGG